TTTGGTTATGACTGATTTTGAAAAACAATTTGATCCATTAAATAACGCATTACAATCCGAGTTTAAAAGTCATGTACCAGTAAAAAATAAACCAATAACAACAATAATTCAGACTAATGCAGAAGAAAAATTAGATAAAGATTACAATACAGTAAGAAAAAATTTATTTGATCTCATTGAAACCGGAACTGTTGCAGTACATGGTATGCTTGACGTTGCAAAGGCTGGAGATGCACCGCGTGCATATGAAGTTGTTTCTCAACTACTCAAAACAGTATCAGATATGAACAAAGATGTGTTAGACATACACGATAAAGCAAAGAAAATAAAAGAAGATAAGTTTAATTTAACACAGAAAAACACAACAAATAATACAATATATGTTGGTTCTACTAGTGAATTACAGGATATGATAAACCCAGACCGTAGTTTGGGTAAAGATATAAAGAAAGTATAATATGAGTTCTAGAAAAATGGACGGCTATTTAGGTAATTCCAACCTAAAACCTGCTGGTATTGAAATTGAATTTACTAAAAATCAAGTAGAAGAATATGTGAAGTGTGCGAAGGATCCTATTTATTTTATTAAAACATATGTAAAAGTTGTATCGTTAGATAAAGGACTTATTCCTTTTGATTTATATGATTATCAAGAAGAACTTTTAAATATTATACACAATAATAGATTTGCTATTGCAAAATTACCAAGACAGAGTGGTAAGTCTACCAGTATAGTTGCATATATTCTTCATTATGTTTTATTTAATCAGAGTATGAACGTAGCAATTCTTGCAAATAAGCAAAGTACATCACGAGAAATATTATACAGATTAAAATTGGCATATGAATATTTGCCTTTGTGGTTACAGCAAGGGATTATTGAATGGAATAAGGGATCTATTGAGCTAGAAAATGGTTCTAAAATTGTAGCGTCTTCTACTTCTGCGTCTGCGATTCGTGGTGGATCTTTTAATATGATTTTCTTGGACGAATTTGCTCACGTTCCGAACAATATAGCAGAAGAATTCTTTAGTTCCGTATATCCAACAGTTACTTCAGGACAAACTACTAAAGTTCTTATGGTTTCTACTCCAAACGGTCTGAATTTATTTTATTATTATTGGAAAAATGCAAATAAAAAACGTGGAGAAAAAGGTAAAAATGAGTATATACCGTTTGAAGTTCACTGGACTCAAATTCCGCTATACCCCGGAGGTCCTTTTCGTGATCAAAAATGGAAAGAAACCCAAATTCAAAATACGAGTGAACAGCAGTTCCAGACAGAATTCGAATGTGATTTCATAGGTTCTACAAATACTTTAATAAGTTCATCCAAACTTCATGTTCTGAGTTGGGATAATCCAATACTTAAAAGTACTGACGGTATGGATATATACGAGGAATCAAAGGAAGATCATCAATATATTATCACAGTAGATACTGCTCGTGGTCAAGGTAAAGATTACAGTGCATTCGTTGTATTTGATATTACTGACGTTCCATATAAAATTTGTGCTAAATTTAGAAATAATTTAATATCTCCTATGGTTTATCCTACTGTAATTAAAACAGTAGCTGAGAAATATAATGATGCATATGTTTTAATAGAAACTAATGACATTGGAAGTCAAGTGGCAGATGTGTTACATCAAGATCTGGAATATGATAATATAGCATCGACTGTATATAAAGGAAGATCAGGTCAGGTTATAAGTTCTGGATTTGGTGGTGCAAATATGCAAAGGGGAGTTCGCACCACAATCCCCGTGAAGAAGCTAGGATGCTCTGTGCTGAAGAGTTTAGTAGAAAACGATAAACTACTCATACCAGATATTGATGTGATCAATGAATTGTATACTTTTGTTGCAAAGGGACAATCCTATGAAGCAGATGATGGACATACGGATGATTTGTCTATGTGTTTAGTTTTGTTTGGTTGGTTGACTCGACAAGATTATTTTAAAAATTTGACCGAAAGAGATGTTCGTTTGGATGTATTTCAAGACGAAATTTCCAGACTGGAAGAAGAAGTTATGCCTTTCGGACTTATATCCGGTTTTGATGATGAAGATGATGATGGTGAATGGGAAAAAGTGAAATAAACTAAATCCTAAATAATTATGATATACAGTAGCTGGAGAACTAAATGGCACTACCATCAATAAATGTAACGGTAACTAATGAATCTTTTATTGTCAACACAGGTGAAGATAGCAGTACTTTTTTATGTGGTGTGATGATCCCAGACACATCAGAAATTATTTCTGCATTAGGAACCACACTAGAAGTTCAAAATGCCTATCTGGAAATTGATTCACTAGAAGACTGGTGGTCAAGATTATCAGCAAGAACAGGTAACGGTGCTGGATATTCGTTTGATGGGTTTGGTGGTGGGGGTACAGCCGGTTTATATCCTGGATTTGAAGACGAGGTTGCTGTTGTTGGTCTAACAGCAACACAAGTAAGATGGCCTAACGGACCAACTGGTGTATGGGAAAGCGAATTTTACACGGTAGAATCATATTGTCAATATGGCGGAAAATCTGTAATAGGAATGTCGTCTGCAGATCCGTTTACTTCTATAAACACTCATACTTTAGATGGTATGTTTGCAACGACCCACGGATCCAGTTCAGACATAGGAGACGCACTCGTTGCTAGAGACAATGATTGTCTTGGATTTTTAAATGTTCCCCATCTTGGAGAATCGATTACAAACTCGGTCGAAACATTTGGATCCCCACAAGAGTGTACAGGAAGCAACGCAGATGCAAGTCTAGTATATGTTTACGGAAGTAAATATACTTTACCTCTAGGACAAAATCCAAACAAGATAACATCAGATGCAGATTATAAAGAAGTTCCGCTTTCTGCAGATGCTGCAGGATGTATGGCACGAACGTTTAGAGATGCTGCACCTTGGTATGATCCATCGGGAATGATACGAGGACAAATATTAAACGTAGTTAAATTAAAAAATCCCCCTACTGCAGCACAAGCAAACACTTTATATGATAATATAATAAATCCGGTTCTTGCATTTCCAGGATACGGAGAAGTACTTTTTGGTAATAAAGTAGTCGGTGGTTCATCTGGCGACTTCTTTGGATCTAGAATTGGTGTTGCATCTTTAATTATCTATCTGAAGAAACAAATAGGAACCTATGCTAGAAACCTACTGTTTGAAAGAAACGATGATTCTACACGTCAAGTTTTCATAAATCAATCAACATCTATATTGGAAACCGTAAAAAGTCAAAATGGTATTAGTGATTACAACATTGTGTGTGATGATACAAATAATCCAACTACGACAGTAGACGCAGGAATTTTTGTCGCAGATGTGTTTGTAAAACCATATAAGAGTGTAGAATTCTTACAAATATCATTTACTAATGCAGAACAAGCTACAGACATCACCTAAATATAAAGGAACCATACAATGGCAATAGGTAACTTAAATTTAAGTGACTTCAAAAATACAGTAGGTAGAGGTACTCGACCAAATCGATATACTGTTGATATGTCTATACCAACTAGTGGTAGACTATTAACTGCAGAAGTTTCTGCATTATCACTACCAGATTCCAATTTACCGTCTATACAAATACCGTTCAGAGGAAGAATATTAAAGCTTCCTGGAGATAGACGATATTCTGCCTGGACTTTTACTGTATATGACACCAATGACGGACTATGGAACGATCTTCATGCATGGAGTAATGCAATAAATAACCATGCAACTAATGAAACTCCATATAATTTTGCAGACCATAATGTCAATTGGACAGTGAATCACTATAATATAAATGGTGATGATATTCTTAAAAAGGTTATGTTACATAACTGTTGGCCTACTATCATATCTCCGTTTGAGTTGCAGTATGGTGCAATGGATCAGTTATCTCAGTTTAGTTGTACAGTAGAGTATGAATTCTTTACTATTATTTAATATGAAAGCAGGATAAATTATGCCTATTGATATTTTTGGATTTTCTATAGGAAAATCTAGCAAAGAAGAAGAGACAGAGAAAAATCTTAAACA